GTGATTTCAGATTCACAAGTTAATGTCTCTGTTGCCGCCTTTGCGATTGTAGTCGTCAAAAAGTGACTCAGAATTTGTCCTGTATCTACACTTGAAGTTCCGTCAATAAACCATCCGGCTTCCTCAACAGTTCCGGTAAAGTCCGAAGCAGAATAAAAATTGCTCAAGTAAGCGATATTGCTTGCATAAGCCGCGCTCGAAATTGCCTTCCTGAAAGTTTCAGTAGTCAGCGTAGTATCTCCATTCACTGGTGCAGTATTGCTTGAGCCGACAGCGCCGTAATTCACAACGCCGGTATAAGTAGTTGTATTTGCAAATCTTTGTGCGATTACAGACCTCCCGACCGTTGGAATGATATTATGCACGACTTTCTGTTTAACAAGCGTTAAATCGCAAAGTTGTCGGTATAAAAATTTCAGTTCCCAAAATATCTGATTATGATTTTTGCAGGTCTTAATAAGATTTTCAATCTCTGCAATTATCTTTGTTGCCTTTGGATGGCGGATGTCACAAACGGAAATCGTATGAAGCCCAGCCATAGGTTTTGATACCTCCTTGTGACACAAAAATCCTTCAACCGGATTAGTTAGATTCAGTTTCTTGAGCCGCTTTTTCGGAAACTTTGTTTTGATTTTCCATGTAATATAATTATGATTGCAAAATAGAAAAAAGTAAATGTCATCCCCATTGTCCAAGTGACCATCGAAAATCTGTTGCGTCAGGTTGCCACTTATACGGACTTGATGTTATATCCCTCTCAACAGCAGTTTCCACAGGAGTAAGTGTAATGGTTGGAGTTTCGCTTGCCGTTTCAGAAGCCGTGAATGTATTAACTTCGCTTAGTGTTATCTCAACCGATTCTGCCGTTACCAAGTCAACAGTTTCATCTTCATCAACTTCAATCTGGTCATTCTCTGAAAGTAGTTTTTGAAAAAATTCTATAATACCGAATAGAGTTGAAGCGAAGGTAACTTTGAAATCCATATAATCACCGTACTCACCACCCTTGCTTGTAGATGTAACCTTCTGAATTAAGTATTGCTGATCCGTAAGTCCTCTTGCCGTATCGTTTACAGTTATCAGTTGTCCTGATTTTAAACCTTCTTGGTCAGTCGTAAATGAGCCGTTGATAATAGCATTCGAGTATTGGTTGATTTCAGCCTCCGCGCGTGCGCGTGCAAGCTCACGACTGTCTATAGATGTGTCCGTGATTACATCGCCGGCAAATACACCAGTACCACCGCACAATGCTTTCATCGCAAAGATTGAAGCATTATCTTGATGAGTTACTCTAATCGGAAATCTCTCTGTGTATTCAAATCTCAAGAATTGAGCCGAGGTCAATGTTGCCGTTTGGGTTGAAGCTCTAACCGATTGAGCATTATAGTTGTACATATAATCGAATGAAGCCTCATCATCAAGATTCTCAACGCCGACAGTTTTCGCAGTCGCAAAGAATGAAATCGTATCTCCGTTGGTTTGAGAGGTCACAGCCTCGACAGTGAAATTATCATTATCAACTTTCGTGATTTTGCGTACTGCATTACTTCGAGTCCTGTTCGTGATGTGCATTCCTGTAGTCAAGCCGTGTGCTGTAATCTTTATATTCGTTGTTGTAGTACCGGCTTCCGAGGCATGAGTTGTAGTGTTGTTATCAAGAGTGACTGCAAGATTAACGAATAGATTTTTCATAATCCATTCCCTAACCGCGCTGTCGCCTTCGACAACCTGTGAATATGTACTGTCCGAATCTTCCGTTCCACCTCTTACGGTCTGTTGATTTTTCAATAAACTTATATCAGGTTTAATCGACAGATTGTCGAAATTATCACTACTATTAGTTACATCAATTTCAAATGGTGCAGACATACTTTCTATATCGAAAAAATGTATATCTTTTTCGTAATCGATATACCAAAACTTGCTACTTAAATTCGCCAAGTCTTGAATTACGCGAGTCGGCTTTTTGAATGAGATAGGATAATTCGTAAGCGACAAACCTTCTTCAACATTGAACATCGTGAAACTACCCTCGGCTGTAATCCTCAAGTCATCAATCTTAATCGAACTTGTTGCAGTTTCGGCGACTACAATCGCCACATAAGTAATCGCAGTCCATACTGGAGTGCCTGTCATTACGCCATCCTCTAATTGAACACTGTCAAAGGTATATTCACCGGACGATCCCAATGTCACCGTCGATAATAAGTAATTACTCGAATCGCTACCAATTCTTATCTTGAGTGATGTGATCTTAGTTGTATCAGTCGGATTTGCCCATAGAGTTAGATTGCCTTTGGTCGGTTGCCCCGAAGTTACACCGACAAAGTCCGAGAAGTCGCGCGCCGTTTGTGTCGTTTCCCATAGCGCCGACCCTGCCGAGTAAGTCCATGCGAATATACCAGCAGAATCTCCTTGCATTTCTGTTGTTATATCAAGCGTTGGATTCGTACCGTCTAAAGACTCAATCCACGCCGTTTGTATCGCACCATCATTCAAGTATTCCATGTCATCAACTTCCTTGTTGTAGTTGTTATTCTGATTGAGCTGGTCATTGATTATATACCTCGGTTCTCGATTCTCGTAAGCCGAGTTCCAATTAGGTGCATCGAAAATCTTTGTGTAATCGTAACAGCTCACACTGTATTCAAGTATCGAGGTGTTGTGATCTATATTCGAGTCAGTTGCAGAAGAAATAACGCCACCGAAAACCAGTTTACCCATGCGCTCACCTGTCGAGTGCGCGCTCGTGGGCGTGCTTATAGTAAGCGTTGTCGAAGACGGAACGGCGGTCACCGTCACCTTCTCCTCTGTAGCTAATCCGATCCCCAAATACAATTCAGTACCAATCCTAAACTTGCCTGTGTCGCTATAGGTATTCGCAATCGTTATCGTATTTGCGCTGTAGTTTGCCTTCAAAGCCAAGCCGTCAAATATCTTTATATCTTGCCCTGCTGTCGGTCTTGTAACACCGGAAAGCAACTTGAAACTGCAAGTATTCGACTTGTTCTGTATCTGGTCGTCTATCTTTATCGATAGGCGGTTGAGATAGGTTGTCGTGTCTACCGAGTTTATGTAAAGATAGTACATTTAATTTGCGAATGAGTGATTCATAAGTTCTCGAATAATTGGATCGCCAATTTTTGCAACTATATCAGCATCATCCAAAACCATAGGATTATTGATGTTGATTGTGATTCCGCCACCTCGCATTGTAGATTCATATTCTCTATTTTGTGCTACTGTCAAGACTCTCTCCCCCGGAGTAAGCATAGCCGGAACAGTGTCAGTCCCTTTTGCCTCCCATCCATTCGAAGCATATACGACACCTCCACCAGCGTAACCAGTTGTAGATACTTTACTTGTATTGATTGAAGCATACGCCTCATTCAATGCGTCTATTTGAGCCTTTGTAGTATCAACAAATGCTTGCGTTGCCGCCGCTCTAGTATCTAAGAATAACTGATAAGCAGTATTCGCACTGTTTTGAGTCTTCGTAATGTTATCCCACATCGTTTGAGTGATAAGTTCGATTTTAACACGAGCCTCCTCATAGGCGAGTTTCTTATCGGCTAATTGCAACATTTCTTCCTCGTAAGCGTCAATCGATGCTTGGCGTTCCTCATAGAAATTAGAAACAGCCTGCTCCAAATCAGTCATACTATTATACTGTCTAACCGCAGAAACCTCGTTACTCAATGCCTCAATCATCTGGGCATTGGCAGTGTAAGCCGCAACCTCGGCGTCAAGTTCCGCCTGCAATTCCGCCATAGTTTCGACTGCTGAATCTATGACATCTTGGTCTTTGTCTTCCGCCGACTTCGCCATCTCCTCGTTAATTAGCGCTTGCTGTTCAGCGATATCCGCGGCTAGACTCGTTTGTTTTTCTTCCGATTCAACTATCGCCGCCGCTAAATCTTCATTCTGCGATTGAGTTTCCTCTTGGAATTGCGCAGTCAATTCCGCCATTTCAGCACTCACATCGGCAATTGATTCCTCAATATCAGCCATCGCTGACGAAAAAGAATCATTTAAATCCTCCATCTTATCCGTACCTGTTTTTTGTAAATCAACAAATCCCTTTTCCAAATCAGATAAATCAGTAGAAAGGTCTTTTGTTTTTTCGCTTGCTCCTGAAGCATCACTTGAATAACCGCCATAGCTAGACCCGACACCACCAATTGCCGCCGCCGCCTCATTCGCTTCTGTGATTATATCTTCGGCAGTAGAATTCCATGTTGAAAAAGAGTCTGCGATGTCTTGAAAATCACCCTTGACACTTTCACTTGCCGCATGAGCCACATCTCCCAAAGTTACTGAATCACTCCTTATAGCTTCAATTGTACCACCTACCACCGTGCCTAGCGTGCCAGCAGTTAGTTGAGTTATTTCTCTTGCTGTAACTAAAAAAGTCATCGCACCTTGCGCGGCTTTAATAGCCGCATACGCAAAAGATCCGAGAAATGTCGCCAATGAACTGACTGATGGCACGGCATTCAAAACCTCTGTTGTCAATACGCTTATTTCGTAAGATAGCCTCCCAACTTCTGGTCTAAGTTCTCCCTCTGAAGTATAAAAGACACTACTTAAAGCCGAAGCATTATCTATAAAAGCCTCATTCACTAAGTTTACCGAAGGCAGTAGCAAATTACCAATTGATTCATACATATTATCAATTCGAAGCCATATTTTTAGCACCATCGCCGTACTTATTTGTTAATAATTCCAGTATTTTTGTTTGCGCACCAGTTACATCTCCGAGTTCCACCATTGTTTCAATCTCATCTTTTTCTTGATCGGTTAGCATCACTCCTGCTGACTTTAAAGCCATTGTCGCATTAGTTGGCGATTCCAATGCCTTACCAACAGCCCATGCCGCTGACGACAAATCAGTACCAAGGATTGAAGCCATATCCATAGCGGCTTGTGTAGCCTGTGGGAATATATCTTTACCGATATTTGTGAATGTCAAAATTAAAGATTCCGCAGATAGAATTTCTTCATCCGTATAATTAGTAACCATCGACATAGCATTTGCAAAATCCATAGCTGATTCTGCTGTCACTCCTGCTATGCCACCAGTAGCCTCTAACACGGCATTAAACCTCTCTTGCTCAATAGCAGACTCGCGAGCGGCATCTATTGCCGTAACTCCAAAATCATAAATTGCAGAAGCTATTTTTTTTGCGACATCAACTGCTAATTCTAAAGCCTGATTCCATAATGCTGTATTCAATGCTAAATTCGACAAACTGTTTGCAGTTGCTTCCGATTCCTTCCCCATTTCTTCCATACCCTTATTTATACTTTCAATTTTTGCAGTAGCTTCGTCTTTCACGGCTACAATAATATCTAGATTTTCTGCCATTTTATATTATTTACGGAATTGAGGAGTTGAGTTTTTACTTTTATTCTTTTTCAGTCCAGCATCTATTGAATCCATGTAGAGGAATGTGTTTAAAACATATTCATCCTGCTCATCTAGTTGCGCTGGAGTCCATCCGAACTTTTCACAGAATTTCATATCTATCCATTCCTGTGGCGCTGGGTGATTCTTTGGATAATTAAGGAATTTCTTTAAATCACCCTCTAGGCGTTTGGGATTTTCTTGCTTGTTATTTTATTTATAGCTTTATATAACTCATCAAAATCATCTGCGAGCATGGTATCGCCATTTAAAAATTCTTCTGTTGGCTTCACGATAGATCCATCAAGTAAAGTAAAGTGGTCAACCATATTTATAATAGCCGCTTCTTCCCCTTTGCCTTGCGAAGTCATCTTGAATCCTTTTGCGACATATCTTTTTTTAGTATCATCCATCTCCCAAATAACATCGTCATATGTAGCCTCACTTATAAGTTTTTTAGCTTTATGCGTGAGGAAATCTTTGATTGTTGCAGTTCCGATTGATAATTTGACTTCCATTTTGCGTGTGTTTTAAGAATTAAATACAGGTGTGTTTCTATAGAGGGGAGTAAGGAACACACCGAAACCCTACTCCCCTTATGCTTAAATTTAATAAGCCGCAGTAATGTTTCTTAGCATAACTTGGATCTCTCTCTTGTCGCTTGTGTCTCTGTAAGCCGTGAAGCTGATCTCCTCATTACAGATTGCGTCCTCTGAAAGGTTTGCATTGAATGGCTGGAATCTGCAGTCCGGCATATCGAACCTTAATTTCTCAACCTCGTTTGCATCTCTACCACCGGAGAATGCGATCTTGTTCGGATTGTCAGTTGTCGTTACATTGCCAGCACCAGTTGAAGTTGCACTAACACCTGTGAGCGCCGTAATCGCAGAAGCAACTGTCGCGACTGCATTGTTGGCAGGCGTAGCATCGAGAGTGACTGTTATCAGTTTACCAGATACTGCTGCCGCTAATGGAGTCGTACCCTGCACAAACTCAACAGCCCAATCGTTGCCAGCTTCACCCACAGCATCAACCGTAACCGTGATTGTACCAACGCCATCGCTTTCAATCGTGCCAGTAGCGGCGGCGGCGACATTAGTATCAAGCGTTGCTCCGCAGAACTCGAATCTAATTGCTGTCTGCTCCATCTGTCTTAACACATCAAGGTTTAATGGATTGACATAGAAGTTCGAGAATGTTCCCGTAACCTCAACGCCTTTAACCAAGATATTGGAAGGCATTCTATCAACAACATCACATCCCGTTGCCGCCCATCTTGCCTCAAGGTCATTCTTGATTGACAATTTGAAGTCTTCACAGTTCGTAACTGTTGATAGGTTTTGCATCCCGTCAGCTCCGTTGTACATATAAACCGAAGCGCCTCCCGAGAAAATCAATTCGTTACTTAAGCTGTAAGTTGGAGTCTGTTTCTTGATGACGGCAATATCACCAACCTCGATACTCACGCCGATCGTAGAAACAACAAGGACTGTTTCACTTGTGACTGTTGTGACTGTAAGTTCGCAAAGCTCTGTTGTTGGATTATCCTTGTCTAGGATTATGATCGTGTCGCTACCTGCTACAAGTCCGGAAGTCTGGTCTAAAACAAGAGCCGTGCCACCGGAAGCGGCTGTTGTAACTCTTGCGTTTTGGAATACCTTTTGAGCTGAAAGTGCGATTGCCGCTTGCAATTTATTATCTGCAATCGAAAAATCAATACCAGCAACTCTCGTTCCAATAAATCTCTGTACATAAGAACTACCTGCTATAGGTATATCCATCGTATAGGTTTTGAGCGTAGTCGCTGGCGAGAACTTATGCTGATAAGATACTGAAGCTAATAGCGTGGTATCTGTCGCTACACCGAAAACGCCAGTTAACCAGTGACCTAATGTCTTTGGCTCTGCAAGAACTGTTACTGAACCATTGAACGGCCCGACTTTGTTCTTGATAGGTCTAAGATTTTTCGACCTATTCCCTGCTATTGTATTCGCAGGCGTGAAATCCCAATTAGAAACCATACTCTCTGAAAGAAGCTCGTGCGCTACATTAGGATAAAGCGCCGTGCCTGCTGTCGATTCCTTGATAGTCATCAAGTACGCCAGTTTCGAGTATTTTGTTGCGTCAGACATCTTTGAATTTGGTTATAGAATAAATTATTTTGTCTTTTTGATTTTCTTCTCCATCGGTTGAATCATAATGTCATCCTCGACACTAGGATTGTCATATACTACCGAGGCGACTTCTGTGCCATCCGGCAATACCGATTTTTCAATGTGGTATTTTCTATCCATTGGATTATTGTTAATGATTAAATTACTATGTTCGATTTGGGCGGTCGTAAGCCGTGAAGGTAACTGTTGCTCTGCCTTTCTTGCCTCCTTCATCTAGGTATGTACTGTATTCAACATTCAAGTTGTCTATGTATAAAACCTTTGAGCTTGCCGTAAGATTGTTATTTAAGATTCCGAATACTGTCGGAGCTTTCGCATCACCATCGCTTTCTCTTTCTTCAACTAAGTCAACTAATTTCTCCAATACATCTAATTGCGAACCTTGACCAGCCGACATATCCCAATATGTCTTTGCATTGATTACGACCTCAACCACGATGTCGTACTCCGCCTGATCACGGACTGTACCGCTTCTCTTTTGACGAGTTGCTTTAGGATAGACTTGTAGCATTGGCATATCCGCCTCTGCTATAGCGTCCTGCTTGCCTTTAAAGTAAGTCGTGAAAGGAATAGTGGTAAAGCCTGTCGTAAAGATTGTGATAAGTGAGTCTATAATTTCATTCATGAGAGCGCTGATTTAACGAACTTTCTGAATACTTCGATTATGTTCTGCTTGAGATTCTCATTATTGAGAGTAAGCATTGTGCGTTTAGGATTCCTACCCATACCGATTTGATGATATTTATAGTAGTCAACTCCTTTGCTTGCGACTGTAACCTTGAACCGGTCTACTACTTTACTGAAACTGTTTTTCAATTTTCCTGTTCGCTCGAGGATTCCTTTCATCCCATATCCGAGCCTTGTCTTCTGTGCGAGCGTACCTGCTGTGAGTGGTTGCCATGCTCCCGTGAGCCTTGTACCTTCTGTCGAGAACTGCTTGTCTATCTCACTCACGACTAGCGTTCCTGTATCTGTTAGAGGCTGTCTTGCGTTCCCGATTGTAGCGATTGCCTTATCGAGTTTCGCTATAACTCTTTTATCTCCATCGATTGTAAGTCCGAATTGCATTAAAATTTCTTGTTCATAGTAAATACTCTTTCAACATCTTCACCATTATCATCAACCGAACCGGTAGTAGGGAAGAATCGTAGTCGCTGTGTTGTTGACCCAGCCAATTCTGTATCTGAAAAGTCTAACAACTTATCCTTTTTGTCCTGTATTCTCTTTAGAAATTCATCAGCACTTGCCAATCTCTTAAAACCATCCTTGTCATTATTTTGCGTTTCAGCACCGTACTCCGCTATGAATAAGTAAGCCGTTGCAATCTCTACCGCCAAGCCGTCAAGCATTGGTATTGCGACCTCGCTAACCGTTCCGCCTGTTGCTGTTATACCGGAAACTGTTTGAGGATCTGTTGATGTTATCGTTACATCAGTCGAATCTTCGGTCTGGTCGTTATTATGAATCGTTACGGTAGCACCCGAACCCAACCCATCAGTGACGAAATTAGTAGCCGAACCTGCCGCAGTCCGGAATAAATCAGCCGCCTGTGAAGCCGTCTTGCCGACCGACATCGTGACTGTATAAGCAACACCACCAACAGTCAGAGTCATTACGCTCGTACCATTTCCAGTACCAGAGAAGACTATTGTATTCTCGTAGAATTTCGGCAAAGGAAGCGCGTACACATCGCCAATATAACTTTTGATATGATTCTCCGCCCTCGTGATTTGATTCGCTATAAAAGCATCTGTGATATTCGTATTATTAACGAACCCTGCGTATTGCCTAACTTTCGTGACTGTTGTGAACATAAGAATTAGAATTAAGAAACTGGAACTCTGTGAGTAGCCGCCGCTCTGTTTGTAGCCGCTACTCTGTTTGCCGAAGCCATCCTTGCCTTAAAAGCAGTATCCGTAGACCAAGTAGCACCCGCGATTACCCCATTTCTTCCATTGCCACTCGTATCGGCCAACGTAGCCCCCGAACCTTCCGTGAACAGCCATTCGCCTTGTAAATTATCTCTTGGCACAACACCATGCCGATATAAATTTGTCACTTCCGTTGGCGTTAGAACGTCGCTCCAAATCCAACTTGCACCGATCTTCCCCGACCAATTAGTTACAGGATTGTTTGCTGCCAATTGGCAGCCTATCATCACTCGTCTATCATTTTGATGGATTGTAGTAATTGCCGCGTCGGAAGTTTTAACAGGCGTAATCTCAACTCCATCAATAAATAATTTAAGCGTTCCGCTATTCCATGTAAAACCTATCATTTGCCAAATATTAGTATCAATTCTATTCGGACTATCATATACTTTCCAGTTAGTGATACCGCCATCTTGAGATACAATTACTCTAAACTTATAGGCATTGACAAGTACAGTCCAAGCTCGTTTCGTTACGCCGTAATCAAACTTTGACATTGAGCATCCTGCTGCAAATCCATACGGTACTCTAACCCATTGCATGACACTTAAAGTCGCGCCAGCTCCACCGCTAGGCTCAAAGTTAGAGATAGCGATAGATTGTGAACCTGTGCCGTTTATATGAATTGAATTTATAAATGGTCGTACCGCTAGTCTTGACATAATTATAGATGGTTAATTTCTTCGAGTCCTATGCTTGTCAAACTGGAATTTAACGCCTCTAAATCTTTGCTCTCTCGCGCCTCGTAAACTTTTGCGAGATTCCTGAAAAAAGATTCGAGCAATTTATCTCCTGTTAATTCGCTCGATTTTATATAATCCGAATGGATTACGCCCTCCGAGAACCCAAAACCACTATTGCTACCCAGCGAAATAAAGAAACCACTAAAACCAATCGAGCCATCATCGTTATCCCAAACGTCTTGTATTGTGACTTGCGACTTGTCGAATTTGTAAGAGTATTCCATATTAAGCTGAAGTTACGCTGCTGGCTGTTGATAATCTCTTCCATTCACACATAAGGTCCAAAGCTCCTGCCGTAATATCATCAGCACTTCTTGTTAGATAAATGTTTGCGTTATTTACTAATATCCATCCACTTGGTATCGCACAGGCATCATCTTCTGGATTGTTGTCGCACCAAGCGTCTCCGATAGCAAAGTCCGAATTATCAATAGTAGTCGCAGGTAAACATACGTCTGGGTCAGCCGTAGTACCAACCGATATTGTCGTCGTTCCTGATGTGGAAGTTATAGCTGTTGCCCCAACCGTGCCAAATATTCTAACCAATACCGCGCCCATTACCGTGAATACCACACCCGTATCATAACCCGTCATATTAGGAATCGCCTTAATAGCGGTATGTGTCAACTGAAGGTCGCTAATGAATCTGATGACTTCAGCCAAACTCACCCCGTCTGCCGCATTGGCTGGCATTGGGAAAGTCGGAATCCCGCCTTCGGCAAGCCAATCTTTAACCTGTTGAACCTGCTCTTCGTTATTTTTAAGTACGGACATTAAAGATGTGCCGACTTTTGTGTCACTCTTGTTACCGATAACATCTGCTATAACCATATTATTAGCACTATCAGCGATTGGCAGATTAAGCCTATTGTTGATTCCTTTCGTCATTGCAACCAAAGATGTTCCAGCCGTTGTATCGCTTTTTTTACCGATTACATCGGATGAAAATATATCGGAATTTGTGTCTTGCGTTGGAACTACTGGCTGTCCGTATGAACCACTCATATATTTATTTATTAAAGAATAATACTTCTACTTAACTCCGAAAGATACCGTTAGGCCAACTGTCGGGTCGCCATTACCTGTTGGCGTTGTCGTACAAGCGTAAGTAGCCGCTGTCGCAAATGACATCGGGACATCGTAGTCCTCAATAGTGTTCCCCGTAGGCGGAACGTAAATCACATACTTTGGCGTTGTCGTACCGACTATCACCGAACCTGTAGCCAAATCAAAGAGCTGAATAAATACTCCAGCGGCATTACTATTGTACGCATGAAGATGATACAGATTACAGGCTACGGTCTTGCAGGCCTGTGCCGTGTTATCGCCATCGGCATCAAATACGGTATCAAAGCCTGTGACTGTCGCACTTGCACCTATAATTGCAGTGACACTATCGTCCGTGGCGTTTAAGCCTGTCCCTAAAGAATTAAGAAGATTGCCACCGACATCTGCTTGCAATGTACCGCCCTTGCCTTCCGTTCGTGCTGTTGGCGTGGCATTATAGACAGCCCACGGCAAGGTATTTGCCATATTGGCGGCAGGAATAGCCGGAGTGACTGTGCCGCCCATTATACCTGCTTGCCCTGCAATCAGATTGACCTTCGCCCTATCAGATTCATCCCAGTCGTCCATTATTTGTGCCGACGTTTTTATGTCAGCTAGGTTTCCGCCTGATTCTTTAGCTATTGTTGCCGTAGAATCCTGTCTGACATAACCTCCGCCCGCGGCAGCCACCAACGGATCAGTATTTGTCTTGATCGTACCAGCACTTGTAGCTATATTCCCTGTGTCAGCATCTATCGTAGTGAGAATTGCATTGCCGGTAGTTTGAAGTGCCGCAGTCGCTAGTCCAGTTCCTGTCAACGATACACTCTCGATATTCGCATCCATTCTATAAAGAACGCTTGGAGTATCGAAGAGGATGCCAGCCAAAGTTTTAGCCGCACCATCCAGCGTAACCACAAATGACATATAACTCACCGAAGTCCAAGTCACGCCGTTACCTGTAACCGTAGTTGGAGATTTAATTTCGACATCGATTAAATTCCAGCCTGCCGATAATGAGGCGACTAGTGTTGTGTAGGTATTGCAGTGTGAAGCGCTTTGCCCGATAACAAGCGATATGCTCGTGATGTCGGTAGTCGCTGAAACATAAGCCCAGTACCTCAAATGACCATCGTAATAATCGACGAGATTGAGTGCTGGAGATAAAGTTTTCGTAATTGAGCCGGCAACAACAGTTCCCAAACTCTTAGCAAACGAAATCGAGTTAGAACCTTCTTTGTGATTCGTAGATAGAGCGACCGCTGTAACATCAGCCGAGCCAGCCCATCCAGTTATAGATTCGCAGTTTTCAAGTACGAATCTATCTTGCTTGACATACGCATAGGTGCGCCTCCTGTGTTGATCCATAAGTTTTTTAGGTTAGACAATCAGACAGTTATATAATGACCTTATGGCGACTCACCTCGTAAGATGAGCCGCGTAAGACCACTATTTCTTAACCTTTTCTACAGATGGCTTGTCGCCTTCTGTAGGAATTTCTTTCGCCTTGTTTTCAAGTGCCGCGTCTTCAGCTTCGACCGCTTGTAACTCCTTTAAGTTCAAAGGACTGCGAAGTATTGAAACCGTATTCAACATTTGAGTTGCGCCGGCTGTCCCCCTTACGCTTGTTACATTTAAACATTCGAGGAGAAACCCGACCATCTCATTCGTTAGCTCATATTTGAGCAACGGTTTTTGTGCTTTCATGTGTGTTTTATATTAAGAAATAAAAGCCTAATCAACTCTCAAGCAAGTAACAAAAATCTCACAATCTAATGTGCCACCTGCATCCGGTACGATAGAAAGACTGCCGTTTTGAGCAATAGTCCTATTGGCAACTGACGCAATACCAGCAACCATATCATCTTTATCGCCATCCGAAGCGGCAACCGTGATAGCGGAACAGATATCTGTACCTGCTCCCAATGCGCCGTTATTCAATTTCCAAGTTCCACCATCGGCAGAAGTTGAAAGTGAATACGCACCAATTACTTTGAATTTGAATGGAGCATTTGCATTGAAGATGTTTACAGCCGCCGCCTGATTTGTAAGCAAATAACTGACAACAAATGGAACACCATAGGTATTGCCAGTTATGCTATCAAGTTCATTCGCATTAACATTCGTGATTACATTACCTGCGCCATCACAATCAAGAGTCTTGTTCGTGAATACATCCGCCGTAGCTTTGCCGACAAGAGTGTCCGTAGCATCCGGAAAGGTGATCGCCCTGTTATCCGTATGCACGAATGTAAGCGTAGCTATCTTATCTGCGGTTGCGCCTGTATTGCTAAATTTAACAGCTTTCGTAAGCGCACCAGCCGCGCCGATAACAGTTGTCGTGTCGCTCAATGTCTTATTCGTCAATGTGTCAGTTGTAGCCTTGCCTACCAATGTGTCAGTAGCATCTGGGAATGTGATCGCTACGTCATTCGTATGTAAGAATGTCAATGTGGCTATCTTTGTCGCAGTTGCGCCAACAGCACTAACCGCAACCATCTTTGTAGGAGTCACAGAATCACAGAAGGTTACATTACCAGCCCCTTTGCCGTATAATCGGAGTGAGACATTTGCATCATCACCAGTCGCTCTAACAACAGGCGAGCCAGCCGCATCAGCATTTTGGACTTCAACATAATTGATTGGAGTCGCTGATTCAACGAACGCCAAGAACTCATCACCGCCACCATCTGCGATATAACCTGTTGTCACGATCTTTGGTAGGGTAAGCGTCTTGTTCGCAAGAGTAACTGCCTTTGTCTTGAAGACAAATTCATCGGCAACACCAGCGAAATCAGGAATTGTCAAAGCACCTGCTCCAACAGTTTGGGTTGTCGTTGTTACTACGATGTCATTTGTACCGCCTTCAATTCCCCAAGATTGAGTTACGCTACTCGCGACTCCCATTGGAAGAGTAGCAGGATCAACCCAAACTGGATTTGCCGCCGCACCTTGTGCCTTCAAAATATAGCCAGTTGTTCCAGCCGACAAAGCATCCCAAGTAGTAGCGCCCCTGTAGAGTATAGCGCCTTGTGCCTCACCTGCGATTGTAAGATCCGTCACTGTAAATACACCAGCCGCCGACATATCCGCATCGCCACTCACATCAACAAACTCAAGAGCAGTTGCTCCTGTATTGACCTTGACTATTTTATTGGCCGCCGCCGTGTAGTTTGCAGGGACATCCGTAAGCCCCGTAAATGCAGTTGCGCCGGCTGTGCCGACATCGACTTTATCAAAATTACAAGATGTGGTTGAGCCGACATTCTGATAGAGACCACCTGTACCCGCGGCGACATCTGTATCTATATATAGGCAACCCTTGGCATATCCTGAACCAGCGTCAGTCACAGTTACCGTGCCGGTAGCAAATAACACGTTGCTATCTGCATCTTCTTGAAGTACGGTAATAGCCTGACTGTTGATGGTTTTCGGATATCCAATAAAGTGAACCGCCTTCATAACGCTTTTGGTGCGTTTTCCTGTTCGATTAGGCATCTTAATTGGAATTAAAAAATAGAATTATGAAACAAATTTCTTCTTCTTGAAAACCTTTAAAATCTCTGCGTCCTCAATGACTTCCCCTTTCATGTACTCTTTACCGTCGTGCCAAACATGAAATAGCATTGTGTTCTTTGTGGTTGGTTTTTCAGCCTTTATTTTACGAAGGTCTGTTAGCCTCATTGATTTGTGTGGAGTTGGATCTGATATGATTCTCATAGAAAAAGGTTAGTGTGTTTTTAAATAAACTAGGCGATACAAGCGTAGATAAGATATGCACATTTTACATCGAGTAAAACCATGTCATACTTATCTGAACATTGTATGTAGTCAGATTTTCTTTGTACTGATTCCAAACCACCTTGAGCGGCTGGGATATATTCAACCATTCTGCCAGCTTTCTGTCTGTATGTAGCGGCAAGAGTCCTTGACTTCAATTTTGGTTGACCTTCGATGAAAGCAACGATACAAACTTTTGACCAGATGTCTGTCAATGTATCTGTGCCTCCAGTATTGCTGTTGTTGTATTGAGCCTCACCAACAACCAAATTCTGTAATCCGAATATGCGAGCCAAGTTACCTTGAAGCATATCTTTTGTTACAGCAGGTGCGCCCGGAAACAAAGCGATGATATCAGGATGGTAGCAAAGAGTCTGCAAAGCATCCCAAGAGATTATCATCGTGTTTGGTTTCTTTCCGCTTCCTGATCTAACTGTTGTGATAGCAGTCTTGATGTTCGAAATAGGATCGGAATTGTCGTAGTCACTCCATTGATTCGTACCTGATAGAGTTGTGTTCTGTGTGATTGTACCTGTCGATGTGATTACATCAGCAAGAGCCTTCTCTTTGTCAACCAACATTCTGTCAGTTAGAGCTTCTGTAACATCAACACGAGCATCAATTGGGTCTTCTTGGTTGTCATAAACTTCTTCAGGTATGAACTCACCAAGTACATGGTCTTCCAAAGAATAGTGGTCAGCAGATGATACAGTTGTTTCAACTACATTTGGTTTGCCACCAACTGCTCTGTAAGTATTGACGATTCTCAAATTCTCCATTCCATAGGAGTAGATTTTGCCGGAATCTTTAACGACCTGAACATTTGGAGCAATTATTTCGTTAACATAATTCTCGTTCTTGTATGCAAGTGATACCTTGGTTAGCGGTACGCTTGTATATACAGTAGATTTTTGCATAAAAAATTGTATAGGTTAGAAAATAGATTAAAACGCTGAATACTTGACTGTTGGGTTGATGATTCTTACTTCGCCGTATTCAGTTGCAGATACGGTGTCCTCTGCAATAGCGCAAACCTTGTCGCCTGCCGTTGTGGTAGTGATAAGAACGCCTGCTGTGGATGGAGTAAGTTTATCTCCTCTAGTCCAACCTCCTGACCCTGCGAGTGCTAATGTGTAGCCTGATGTTTTGACTGTTACAGCTTCGCCTGCGGCGGCTGTAGCGACTTGCGTGAAACCAACAACCTCATCGGTTGCTGCGGTTGCAACAACGACATAATTATTCCCAGTGTCGTTTTTAACCGGAAGATATTGACCTAGCGTCGAGGCAGTTGCTCTGAATGAAGCCTCTGGTGTTTGATGTACAGCTCCTGAACTCATAAAAGTTTAGGTTATGAAATAAAAATTATTGATTCTTGCTTGCTCTGACTTTCTTGTAGGCATCCTTGTAAGAGATTTTTTCAACCTCTGCTAACTTGGTAGCCTCAACATCGATTTGTTCTTCCTCGGAAAGCTCGACATCAGCACTTTTGCCGTGTCCTAATTCTGAAACATCTTCCTCTGAAAGAACTGTTGCAACTCCGATCAACTCTTTGAACTGACCATACTGTTCGTCTGAAAGAGTCTTCACGAAAGCCTCAACTTTCTCGACATTCGTTTTCGAGATTCCGACTTTGCCAACTTCGCCGAGAGTTACCTCTGCAACGCGTTCTGCCAATTGCTTTGTAGCTTTCTCTGCTTTCAATTCAGCGAGTTCCTTGCTAGTTTCAGCAAGTTTTAACTCTGCCGCTTGAACTGCATCAGGTGCTACTTCTTTCTCCTCAACTTTTTCTTCGACTTTCTCCTCTGGTTTTGCTTCGACCTTCTCCTCGACCTTAGCAACGCCATCTTTTGCTTCTACTTGCTCATCCTCTGATAATTCAGCGAACATAGCTTTCAAAGTTGTAACATCTTCTGTTGTTACCTTCTCTTTTGCGAGAAGACTGTCAGCATAAATACGGTATGCTTTCATACTTGAATTGTTAGGAAATAATAAAGTGTCTGGTTGATAATCTTTTAATGGCGCGTCTTCACTCAAGAAAGCCGGTTGCATCCCTTTGATGACCGGTCTGTTGGTGAGCGCAATCCCTCTCAATACATTCTTAATCGTACATTTCTTGCCATCTTTTACAGTTTCAAAAGGTGAGTATTCAACGCTAAAATACTTGAAGACTTTTTGCGTCAACATCTCTTTTGCCTTCTCGGAATAATCTTTAAACTGTGCAAATAAAGACTTGCCTTCAACAGCAAGTTCTTTCACCCAAGCGTAAGCACCCTTCTCCGGCTCGTGTCCTACATCAATTCCAATCTCCACGCCAAGAACATTAGCGTCGAAATTGTCTTTGAGTTCCTGCAATAGTTTCGGAGTAATCTCAAACTTGCCATAACGCCTGTCGTAATAAGTTCCGCATTTGAGGATCTCATACTTATGGCTATCCAAATCAATCTTATCCTCGGCTAGAGTTATTGATGAAAGCACCCTTATAAGATTTTCACTGACCATTTTGTTTTTGATTTTAGCAAATAGAGACCCGGAATTATTCCGAGCCTCTAAGAGCTTCTTGGTCGAGTGTGTTTAACTTATTGATTTTTTTGCATCGACTACACTTCACTTCTATTATGCTCTTTTTTGCCAAAAAGCACAAGCACAAAAGTTTACCACACTTACACCGGAACTCACTCAACGATTGTCGTGTTGTTAATAACCCATCGTGCAAAGTAGTGAATTGTTAAAGGCATTACGAACATCGCACCGATGATAGTCAAAGACGCTAGCAGATTGATTAAAGAGAACAGTGCCGTCCACAAGAACAAGTGCCAGTAGTTACCGTTATACTGTAACTTGGCTACGCGAGGGGCTTTGACTTCGCGCGATTGGTGGTTTTGTGCCTCCATTTTTTTGGTGTTAAGGATGAAATCTGTACTAATATATCCGAATAAGGAACTGATACACGACACGACTTCCCTTCGCCTATATCCGCATCACACATCACATGAAGTACATCCGTATGCTGTTGCCTGCCGTTCATTATCTTGAGTTCCTTCTTGTAGAATTTATGGAACTTCGACTGGTCACTATTGCCACACTCGCAAACGAAAATCTTGCCTCCCTTGGTCTTCTCACCTGTCGTCATATTCTCAATGTCAGGAATTATAATCTTAATCCCTACGCACTTCGGAATGAGCATATTGTATTGAGTTTCTTTAGTCATGTGTGTTTTTTTTATTTTAAATTTTACCGTCATCAATTGCTTGTTGCGCTCTGCTATCCTTTGTAATCTGTGGAGATTTAAGAGGCGCGGCAGAGTTCTGCTGTGGTACATCGCCAACCGTATCAAAGTGCGCTTGTATCGAACTTGGGATGCCTTTAATCGCTGGCAGATTAGCATCCGTCTTGAGTATCGTTACCCACTCGCCTCGGCAATTGTCGTGAACCATAGACATATTCGCAAACGGATCATTCTTGTCTATTATCCTACCGTCAAGGCTCAAGCACATATCGCAAGTCTTCTCATCTAAAATCTCACTTCTCTGCAACGCATAAATCTCTCCATCAAAATAACCAATTGAGATACTCCTTCCGGTATTATAAGCATCCCCGATTAGGCTTCCGGCTATATGGCTATTTGCAACCGATACCGCCGAATCGAACACATCTTTCGCCGCGTCTATTGCCACAATCGCACCGACTCCGGTCGTAAGGCTTGAGGCTATGCTCGATTTCACCGCCTGTGTTGCGGCTACGCTTCTCTCATCGACATAAGTATCAACCTTTAATTTTACAATCTCTTGCTCAAGAGGTGATGGTGCTGGCGCTAACTGGTCAATCTCACCTGCGAGTTGTTCTTTGCCGAAAGCAATTGCGGCTGTGGCTTCGGTCAGGAGTTCCTGTCGTAATTCCGTAGCAATCGTATCAGTGATATTGCGTACAGCCTGCAAATTGCCTCCATTAACTGCAACCTCAATCTGTCTAAATAGCGCTTCCTTCTGTTGAGCCGTGTACTTATCTAGAATGTTTCGTACTTTTTGATCGTGTGTATTCCAAAATTCCTCTTGTTCTGCGAATGCCACTCTCAACTCGCAATCTGTTAACGGTCTGCTGTTCTTGTAATTTGAGCTTTTTTTTTCTGCCATCTTCTTTTTCTCGGTATTGACATCAGCAACCGGAGGTACTCTGCCAACCTTCTTGTTTAATCCCTCAACAATCGCATCAATGTTAGCCTCTGGCAATAACGGGAACGCTGAATTGATAACCGCCTTCGCGTTTTCTATTGGCAATCTACCCTGCAAGATGAAGTCAATTATTGTCAATAATCCTTGTACTTGCGCACCATTCAATGCGCTCGCCTGTACATCTGCACCATTCGCAATCTCTTGAGATGCACTTGGCTTATTATCTGGTATTTCCTTCTCTCCTTCTTTTGGCTTCTCGATTACGGATGGCTCAACTACATCCGTCGCTAGGTCTTCTTCTGTAAGTTTCGGTAGTCTGAACTGGTCATGCGTCCATATCTTCATTTTGTCGTTATTCACTACCAAGCCTGTATTGATTAGCTTCTCAAGTGCCGCCGACATCTCGGTATAATCTATTTGACCAACATCGCTAAACAAGAACTTCGGATAATGCTTTTGTTCACCATAGTTCCTATCGATTAAATCCTTAATCATCTGCTGATTGATAACGCTTGCGATATACTTCGCCTTTGCGCGTAATGAAAGCGTAAAGAAGTCCGTCTGGTCAACACTCAACGCGTATGAACCGCTTGTTTGTGAACCGAGGTCTATGAATTGCGCGAGTACATTCGTGGCAATCATTCTATTGTGATGGCTCACCTGCTCTGCCATCGTACTACCCTTGCCGTCATTCCCGACCTGCAAGAACTCGAACTGCCATTCTGTATTAGGTGCGATTATGTAAGATTTCTCATTAAGCGTAAACTGTTGAGCCATCGTTTCAGCGTCATCCATGTCAACTTCCTTGTGTCCGACCGGAGGCTTAACCACTAACACACCAGCACCACGCTCTGATTTTATTGCATCAATCTTGTACAGCTGATCCTTGTAAGTCCAATGCTTATAAGCCGAGCGCAAAATAGACATACCGTCATAGTTGTCACCCTGCTGATTATTCACGAACAAAACCAACTTCTCCATTGGAATTTCAGGCGATGCTGTCTTGACTGGTACGCCATTGTATTCACTTGCCGGAAGGTATTGCGTAACTCCTCTTGTTGTCTTGTCGCTATCCATCTCCCATTTCGCGTGCGCTGTAGGTACGCGTGAAGCCAGCTTGTCGAAGACTATCTTGCCATCCCTATAACCGTAAATCTTTTCAAAATAATAAAATCCATACGGCAAATAATCAAGCGCCTCGCTTGTAAAAGCATCATTATCAAGATACTCGAAAAGACACTCTCGGATAAATGCAGTCATACCTTTCGAGTCCGCCGCGTCATCTTCCGGTGGTACGATATTCCTTTCGGTTGCTAATATCGGATATTTAATCGCGTCAACCGTGGCGCGTATCATAGCATCTGTTCGCAACATCTCGTCATAAATAATTACACCTCTCGAATTATTGAAATCAGTATTGAAATCCTGCGCTATATAACCGCCATAAATCTTTGTTCCTGACGCACCTATCTCCTCACCGACTTTGATTCGTACTGTCTTCTCTGCAAATAATCTCTTGATGTTCTGAAGTAATCCCATATCTTTTGTTTTTAAAATTTTTTGTTTCTGATATTGCCGAAGATAGTCGCCTGCCTTTCGGTATTTAAGCGCCTATTTGAACCGGACTCATCGAGCATCTGCATAGCATAAAAAAACGCATCAGCCGTGTCGTCATGCTCACCGTTCGGGAATGTAATAAGTTCGTCATAGAGCGTCTGATGTGATGGTAGAAATTTGACCTTACCTGCTTCGACTAACGGCTCAACATAACTCGACCTTGTAATCTTGTCCTTGCTTCTCGGATTCAACTCTAGCAATCTCATCTCTCCGCTTGCGCGTGACATATCGTATAACGCGCGCTGATTCATTACGCACTCAATTCCACATAAGCTCGGATTCCATCTATCGTATACCTCTTTGATTATACTTGTTTGCTTATCAATCGTCAATCGAATCGCCAAAGATTCAAGCACATATCGGAGTTGCGTTCTCGTGTCTAATCCCATTACGCAAATACCCATAGCGTCAGCGGAAGCTCGCTCTGAAGCGTTCGGGTCAACAGCCATAACAACTCTGAACCATTGTTGCCAGTTCGCCGGTAGTTGGCTTTGTTCGTAATAATTCTTCTCAATCCATTCGCGCTTATATCTTGAAGTCGCATCATCAATCGGATTATTCATGTACTCTTGATTAAACTTCGCCGTGCCTATCGCCTCGCGCTCTGCGATTAGCTTCTCTCTTGTAAACTTGCCTTTCCATAACGGCTCATCGACTAGAATATCACCACCGTTTTTTGTTGCGGTCTTGAATATACCTCCGAACTTTTTATAAAATTTAAGCACTTCAACCTCTGGGTGTATCACCGTGCCAATCCATTTCACGAATCCTTTCTCGAAATCCCTTGAAGGATAGATAACGCCATAAAACCAGTTGTGCAATTTCTCTCGGCGGTCAGGACTTCTTACTTGATCGTCTTCTTCTATATCGTCAAGAATAATTTTAGAAGGTCTTTTGTTTTTGATGTTCACGCCTCTACCCTTGCACGCACCACGAGCCACGACATTCACGCCGTTGTTAGTTTCAAAATGTGTATTAGTCCATTTCCTACTCTCGGAATTAGTAGCCGGAACGAGGTCGCCATATACACTACGAAGCAACTCGTTATTCTCCAGCTCCATCTTAATTGACTCAAAATGCTTCTGTGCATCTCCGAGTGTATTGCCGACATAAAGTATAACAGGCTCAAGCGAGTACACGATGTCGTGGATTGTATCAATCTTCTCCCAAGTCGTTTTACCGTGCGCTCTGGGAAAGATAATTGCGCTATCCTTGCGCCTGCCAAGCTCCTCTGTAAGTTCACTATGACATTCCTCTGTGAATCCTTGAAGTATATGCGGAAAGAAATACATACCGAAAAGAGGCAACATCTGTTTCGGTTTTAGCGTAGAAAGAACCCATGCCTTTTGCTCAAGCTCTGGTATTTTCTTGAGGTCTTCAAGCCACTGGTTGAATTGAATCATCTGTGTATTTTTTGGCGAGTTTGATAGCAATCTCCGAATAAAGAATAGGCTTCCCTTCCTCACCGCCGTCAAGTCCTATGCTCTGCCTAGCCTTTCCGAAGATTTGTTCAAGCACAAACTTCAAGAGATCCGATTTATCAAGAGATTGGTCTTTAGCGGCTTGCACAAGTTTATTCACTTCTTCCTGCGAAACATAGTCAATAAACCTAACCTTGCTCAAACTTCCTTTCGGTCTTCCAGCACCTTCCCTAATGCCTCCGCGTCTTTCCTTGACTTGTTTTGATTTTATTTGATTTTTTTTCAAAATAGCCATAGTGTTTTTATTTCATGCTTAATTGTAAATCATCTCGCCACGATTAGCAAGTTTGTAACTCTCGCGCCCTGTGAGGATAGAGAGGACGGAAACGAAGTAATGTTATCTAGTTATGGCTTAAGTAAGCCTTCAAGCGGTTCTACCCTTGTTTGTAAATACATTATCTTGTTGGCGTTATAATGTTTGTGACACATAGTTGGCAAGTTGGTGTCACAGACTCGACGGTTATTCCAACGGTGATTCCAAAGTTAAAACGGTGAAAGTAAATAAAGACTTTACTTTTGGTTTTGTATGGTCTATACTCCTGTCGTACATCCAATTTAGTTTTACTTTACCTAACCTATGGAATCAACCCTTCCGACACGCACAGAAATACTCACGGCTCTTACTTTCTATTACGAGCAAGGAGATTTGTCGTTTATAGAAACGGTAAATAACATTAGTTATGGATATAAAGTAGAAATGAAAAGGAACTATACTAAACCTAACCAAACCAACAATGACCAACGAGAATAGAAAAAGACCTTCCTTCCAATTTTATCCAAGTGATTGGCTCGCAGATCCGAATGTTATAGCCATGACGGCAACTCAACGCGGAGGATATATACAACTACTCGCGACAATGTGGACAACAGCAGAATGTGAATTGTGGAATGACGACGCTTATTTGTCGAAAATATCAGGATTAACAGATATAGAATTAGGATTGGTAAAACGATGCTTTGTTAAAAGTCCTATACAAGCCGAAAACATAACTCATAAACGATTGATATACGAGCGACATAAACAAGATAACTTCAAAGATAACTGCTCACGCGCCGGAAAGCAGGGTGGAGGCAACCCAGCCTTTAAAAAAGGTAAGCCGAACCCATACTATTCGGCTCTGGTAGCGGGGAAAGATAAACATAAAGGTATGGATAAAGGAGAGGATAAAGGTAACATAAACTCTTCTTCTCCTTCTTCTTCTCCTTCTTCTTCTCCTTCTTCTAAATCTCTTAAGAAAGAGATACACTTAGGCGTTTATGAATACTGGAATTCTAAAGAAATAATTAAACACAAACAATTCACGGATGGTATGGATAAGGCTATTGGCAAGGCGTTAAAGACCTATACAGATACTGACTTAAAGACAGCCATAGACAAATACGCGCTGGTTTTATCTAGTGATTTGTATTTCTGGACTCATAAGTGGACTCTTGAAGATTTCCTCAAGCGTGGGCTTACGCGCTTTGTGGATTCACCCATTGAAAGTTTTTTAAAAATCAAAGACGACAACGGACAACCGAAGCATGAGATATGGAAGCAAGAAGGTTACTATGACGACTAATTTTTAACCATAAAAATATGATAATCGGAAAATGTTTCAAAACATCAGAGGAGAATGGAGCGCGTATATATTCCAGCCTTATGGATGAGAATAATGGGTTTGAACATCCAAGGGATTTTCTTTTAAAGACAATTGTTAAAGGCTTGGGATTGCGCCAGATAGAATTTACAGATGGTGTTGTTGAAGAAAGTTTTTGTATAACTTGTAATGGCAAACTTGGATATGAGAAATTTATGCTTGGTGATTATGGCGAAATAGAGGCGTTGAGAAGTGAATGTAAGCCTTGCCGTGATAAGGCTTTACTTGACTGCGAAGCAATAAAAAAAGAACAGGAGTATATTGTCAAACAGTGCAAGTGCAGTGGAAGACAGAATAAGAAGATTAAACACACCGGAATCGAAGTGGGTTGGTCTGACATACTAGATGGATTTGAATTTCAAAAACAGTTTCTTGATTATGCCGAAAGGATATTGGATGGCAAAGAGGAGCTGGGTGCTTATGTTTTCGGTGGGTCTGGCACTGGAAAAACATTCCTTGCGAAGTTATTGAATAACGAACTTGTAGAATCAATGCGCGATGTTGTGTTTTTCAAAGCTGTTGACTTGGCGATGGTATTACGCACAGTCTCAATGGCAAACCGAAGGGATGAGGATGTCATGGGAAAAATTATAAACGACTTACGCTCGGTAGATGTATTGATTGTTGATGATTTGGGTACACAGAAAAACACGGATTTTGTGAAAGAGATTATGTTCTCAATATTCGATACGAGATACGACAACAGGAAGAAAACAGTTATCACGACAAACCTAACGGCTGATGACATAGGAGATGATCGGTTGGCTTCAAGATTCGCGGATGCTGGATGGATGAGGAAGTTTAATTTCAAAAAACACGACTTAAGACAATTAAAATTTAATCAAAAAAATCTATGAAAAAAACAATCAACACAGATAAAAGATCAGATGATGCAATTTTTATATTCGACTACATGATGAGTAAATTCCAAGCGTTCTATAAAACAAGTGATGTCAAATATGGTACGCTTGACTATTTTTATATCGAGGAAAAATTCACGGTAATGGCAAGAATGATTAAAGAAAAATTCAATGGAGATTTTGACAACTTCACAGGAGCGATTCTTAATGCGCTTGCTTCAGGAAAATATGACGACAAGGATTTATCTGCTTAAATCATAACCAATACAAAAATGGAATCAATCGAAATCTGCCAATGTTGCGGTCACAAGACTACAATCTACAAGCATACGCTCAACGCCTCGATGGTATCGGCTCTCGCCAAGCTGGTGGAATTTTACGAGAAGAACAAGGCAAGAGCCAATCTTCAAAAGGATTTGGCACTTACGAAAAACCAGTACAATAACTTTCAGAAATTGCAGTATTGGGGATTGGTACACAGGAATA